AAAGCTCTAGGTTTGCATTTAAGCATTTGCAGTTGATATTCAACATTAAACACTTGAGGTCCAGTCTTCAATCTCTTGAAGAAAATATCCCAACCAGTAGTGTAATCGGTAGGGTTACCAATTTCTTCCATAGCTAGCAAGATTTGATCAAACAATTTTCTTTTCAAGTTAACAACTTTGATACTTTTATCAGAGTAGTCGATTCCTTGGACTGCATAAGCCCAACCACATTTAAGGTCTGGGTAAAAATCTCGAACATGGTCATGCTCGACATTGTTGAATGTTTCTGAATTTCTATCGAAAGACAAGCACTCCATAGGGATGTTCTTGTTGTTCTCTCCTTTGATCCAATAAACGTATCTAGGTAGTAAATCACCTACTAGTCGTATGTGATGGTCTTCCTTGTTGCCAAAATTGTAAGTTTCGATTTTGGACTTCTGGGCTGAGCCCTTTGTTGTATTAAAGCCAATAGCCATAATAGTTCTCCTTTATAATGTCTCCTCGTACTTGAAATGGATTATTCCATCCCTTAGTTCGAGCAGTCTGTTTTGGTTAATAGTGTTCTCACTTACTGCACAGTAAATAAGATCTAGTGTGGTGTCTTTTGTTTTTACGTACTCGTGATAGTTACGGAATGAAGCAACACCTACATACTCCGCAACCTCTTTATCGCTAAAGGCACGCCCTTTTTCAAGTAGCGCTACTGGATTAACCAGGAACGAACTACCATGAAAGTTTTTCCCATAAAACCTAATGGTCTTATCGTAATAATTTTTTGGATACAATTTTAGAGTAATCATTCTCAGTATGGTGATGATGTCTCCAACATCCCCTTGAGTCGTGCCCCAAATCTTCTTCCAATTAAAATATATCATATATTATACCAATTTCATGAGGATTTGTCAAGAACTATTTTTTTCATGTATTTAATTCAAATAAAGTTTAGGATTACTTAATGTTAATCTTGTAATCTTGTTTAACATAATATCCCATCCGCGCGTTGGCCTGTCTAGTTGCAGTTTTGCCTTTCAAATGGATATCTACTATTTTTGGCTGTATCTTTCCCTCTTTCTTTCGTATAACCCTACCAATTAACTGCGTAAGCAGTGGTTCATTATTAACTGGTGTAGCAAGTACTAAACAACTTAGGTGGTCTAGGGAAATTCCTTCTGAGAATATAGACTGTGTACCAAATAAAATATTCTTTGACCCACCTATCAATCTCATAGTGGTATCTCTATCTTCAAATCCCATGTCTCCTGTTATGCATACTGCATTATCTCCTACGAGTCGTTGACATATCTTTAGAAAGGCAACTCGATCAGATACTACTAGTACCTTGTGCCCCTCTGCTGCATACGTAGCTGCAATCATTGCAACACTATGTATGTACTCTTCATTCTGTGTTAGATGGTTTATTCTCTCTGCCCAAGGAGTAAAAGATCCGTCTAGGAATCTTACTTCACTTTTGATGCAGTCTATCTCTGGAGTCATATAGTTTTCTTTGGGTGGCTTGAATACGTTATTCCCAAAGTAGTCTCTAAAGACAACATGACGTCCGTCTTTTCTTTCTAGTGTACCTGTGAGTCCTATTTTGAATCTCGCAGGCATTTCATCTACAATTCTAGTAAAGGTTGGGGATGAAACGTGATGCATTTCGTCTAAAATTACTGTCCCGAATATATGCTTTATCTCGTCTATCCTGCGGTATAAACTCTGAATGTTCCCCACAACTATTGGAGACTCAACATCGAAGACTCCTGACCCGATTCTGCCTGCTTGGATACCAAAGCACTTCTGAACTTCCTTCTCCCACTGATTACGTAGGTTGGTAGTATGTGTTACTACAAGTGTTTTCTGACCAAGCTTTGCGGCTATGGAAAGACCCGTAAAAGTCTTCCCCCAACTAACCCAAGCGTTGATTATACTGTTGTCTTCCACTGCGTCATAAACATCTTGTTGAGACCCACGTAATTTGAACTTAAACTCGGGAAAGACTGCCGGCGCTTGTACGCGTTTGTCAACAATCTCGTAGTCCTCTGGGATTAAATCAATTCTCCCTACAGGTATGGAAACCAAACCCTCTTTTAATGGGCGAATTGTTTTAATGATCATAGGTGGATCTTGGGGCATACGTGGAGGTAAAGTATAAGTTAGCTCCTGTTCAAGAAGTCCAAGGAATCTAGCATCACCTTGTAACTGTATTCTGTTACTTATGACTGCCTTCATGCCAGAAGCTCTACTAGGCTCATAAGTACTGCAGTGCCACTTATAGCACTACCAATCATAATTGCTTTGTCATTCCAGCAATGTCCTACATACACCCATGAACATGCTGCTAAGGCATAACATACTTGTCCTGCTGTGCCAAACCCTGCACTCATTATAAATACACCTACAACACCAAGAATCGTTGCTACCCATTTAACGTAGCTATCAACTGTTCCAGTTGGTGTAGAAGGTTTGAGGTCATCAACTTCTAATTGCAGTTCTTCCATCTCTTGTTTGAGACGTTTGCGTTCAGCATTCAACTCCATAGCAAGTTTGGCTCCACGACCCATTGTACTATTCTTGTAGTGCTCCGTGATCTCAGGTGCTAAACTCGCCTCTATTTCTTCTGTCTTTAAATCCATCATGCACCTAGCCTTTTCAATAATTCAAGGTCTTCATCTCTCCAACGAAGACTTTGTTCGCGGTGATTATTATCCCATGGGCTACTCCAACCAGTCTTTTGTTTTCGTTTTACTACGTGGTCGGGTAAATAGTCTTTCATTACTTCTCTCATTAGATATTTTGTTGTACCTAATTCATACTCTTTCATCTGTTTAAATCTTGTTACTGTAGGTATAGTCATGTTATAGTGAACATACCTCTGTGTAAGTAGTGGAATCCTTGACTCCATACCAAACAACCCACAGGTTTGATCAGTAGCTAGAATATTCTGTTCTGATGTTGTCAACAGGTCAATAAAGAGACTGGCTGCCATAGGATCTGTCTGATCAAGTATATCAGAAGGGAACCATCGTTCTTTTCTGTACTGCTCTATCATAGCTAAGCAGTACTCTTCATTAAATCTTTTATCATGGTGCATATAGCCTGAGTATAACTCATCCCCGCTATCACCAGTTAATACTACTTTACATCCATGTTCTGCCGCTGTTCTCGCTAGTAAATAACGAGGTGCTTGCCTATTGTGGTCAGACCAAGCATAATGAGTTCCCGACAACCAGGTCTTACCTAGTGCGATTCTCTGATCTCTCCCTAAATCTACATGAACTAACTCCCTGCCAAATAATTCAGCAGTCTTTTTAGCCATACGACTTTCTTCTTGGAAACCCATGTGTTCATGGTTGTTCCCCTTTTCGTTACTATAACCGCAAGTGAAAAGCGTGATATCCTTAGTACTTTCACGGCATATAGATGCTACTAGTGTGCTGTCGAACCCGCCACTTAGGAAAATAGCATGTTTATTACTAGAGTTTCCGTGGTCTGCTACCTTCAAGATAGATGCTTTGGTTTTCTCAATAAATTCTTCGGGGTTAAATTTTGTCTTATTTAAGGTAAACCAATTCCATAAATTACTTCTACGAAGCTTAAAATTATCATTTAAATCAAACTCTAGCATACCGCCTGGCTCTACCTTATGAAAACCTTTCCAGATACACTCGTCTCCCATAGAGCCAAACTTTCGTTCTTTAGTTTGCAACTCCTTGTGTAGAAAAGATTTACAACTTGTACTAAATTGAAAAGTCTCACCATCAAATCCCCACCATAAAGGCTTAGTTCCGAACTGGTCTCTAATTAAAAGAAGTTTGTTTTCTTGGGGCTTATAGTAAGCTATACTACCATGCCAATCAGACCATTCTAGAACTGCGGTTCCGTACTTGTCTAGCATCTTTCCCAGCCATACGGTATCATTCTGATCTCTACTATCGTACATCTCGCCATTAAATAGAACGTAACTTCCATACTTAGTTCTTATAGGTTGGGTTTGTTTACTACCTGATATGTCTAACAAGGCATGTCCAAGCGACAGCCTATCGTCAGACCAAAAAGAAAGAGCATCAGGTCCTCGATGCTCCTGTTTCTTCAACATTAGCTCACAAAGATGTTTGTTAGTAGTCCCTACGAATCCGCACATTTATTTTTCTTCTTTTGTTAACATTTTATGACTAAGAATGGTATCTTTATCTATATCGTCCCACTTACCAAATTCTATATCAAAGCAAATCAATTTATCGCTTATTTTGTTTTTAAAGCTAAAGCCAGGGCTAAAGACTCGTTGTGTCTCTGGAATATACTTCTCATTTAGAGTCATCTCCCTATGCTTCTTATTACCAGAAATAAGACTTGTATACTCTAGCAGCACTATGCCTTTATTCATATTTTCTATAATTTTATCTACATTCATACCTGTGCCCTCACTAGTACTGACTTAAATTCGTTATACCCACCAATCTTGTCTCCGTCCACTATAATCTGTGGGAATGTTCTTGCTGTAGGAAATTCTAGTGCCATTTCAAGTGCGTCATAATCTCTACCTAGTTTTTTGTACTGGAACTCCAATTCTTTTTGCTCGCATAGCTTTTTAGCCATGTCGCAATAAGGACAACTGTCCTTTCCATATATAATTACTTTCATTTTTCTCCTAAATATCTTATCCCAATTCTCGGAATATTTGCTATAATTTGTAGGTCTTTGTTTACTTCCCTTACTCATACAATTTTCGGCTTTATAACGAAAGAGCAAGACCCTTTCTCTGGTCGTTGTTGTACTAAGTTAAAGTGATTTTTTAACTTTTTTGCCCACCATTCTGGTTCTTCTACAATTAAATGTGCATTTCTACCATCTGTTAGTATTCTGTGTGCAGGTTCAGTAGCTATAGAAAGGTATCCTCTAAATATTGTTAATCGTGCTATATCTTCTAAAACTGCTTCTAAGCAATCGGGTTCTATATGTTCTAGTACATCTATACATATTACGAACTTTCGTGGTGTAGCAAGTGCAGATACTTCGTCCCTCGCAGGCTCATATTCGTATACTGCTATATCTGGGCGTTCCTTTGCCATCCGGATTTTAACTCCACCCCATCCTGCTCCATAGTCTAAAATCTCTTTAGCTTTAAATCTATTTGCTAAGAATAGAATATTTCTGAAGAATCCGCCTTGGGCACCTGTATTGCCCCATTTGCCTTCTGCATGTGTCTTTTTCAGTATGTCCCTATACTCTTCAGTTATTAACTTACTCATATCTTTCTCCACGTACTCTTCTCTCTCTTATCTGAGAAGTCCCATATTTTCCATGGAATGTCTCGTCTATACAGTACCCCCGCCCAAGTTAATTCAACTGGGGGTGGGCTCTTCTCTGCGAAAGGAAAGGGACAACCTTTTAGCCATAGAACAGTAGCTACGGTCTTTTTCTCTCTCTTCTTTATCTTGTGATAGTGTACTTTACAAATTTCTGTTTTCTCATACGCAAAAACTCTACCCTCATTATCTACAAAGGTTTTACCTCTATGCCGCATGAGTCCAGTTTCATCTTCAATCATATACCTTAATGGGTATATACTTTTCATAGGAGTTTGAATTCTTCTCATTCCTAGAGTGTGTCCATCCATGTTCTTATCGTCTAAGACTTGATCTTCCAGCCACAAGATACCATCTAATAACTCTACATTGTCATTATGAATAACGTAAATTGGGAAGACTAAATCTTCCCTACGAGTAACTCTATCTTGCATCTTTCTCTGTCTCATTAGCCAAACTCTTTTTTGAGAGCGTTGTCTATTTCTTATACTTTTAATGGAGTTACGTTTCAATACGCCTCCATTATAAGTTGTGCCTCCTCATTCGGGATTGGTTCCCATACCCACTTCCAACCTTCATATCCATACTTATCTTTTTCGCTGCCTAGGAAAACTAATCCTGGCATCTCTTTACTAAAATAAGTTACATACATGTGGCCTGCTTCATATAAGTCCATAATAGCATTCTCCACTCCAGTTACTCGTGTTCCCCACTCTGGTGTCCAAAGACAGGGAGCATGCTTATTACTTTCGACAGGAAATAGGGCACACTTAGAATCGATTATCCAACCCTTATCCCAAGTAGAGTACTGCCTTCCTTCAAATTCACTAGCTAGATGAGGGGGTATAATCCTCACACAAGCTACTATTTCTTTTTCTTTGTTCTTAATCCATAAAAAGTAGGATTCTTGATCCAATTTATCAATTGGATTCATAATTCGTTTATTTCCAACTACAAACATCTCTACCCTTTCTCGGCAGATTACTGCGTATTCTTCTTTTGTAATTGCGCTATAATGCAGGCACTCTTTAATATATCCGTTAGCGTATAGTTCTCTGCCCACTACTCGACTATCGGGGTATATTTCAGAGTCATACCAGGTATCCTCATAGTCTTTATTTTCCATATTTAACCTCTGCTAATTGCTTTGTTTTGTAGTTATCGCCATAGTTGTCTCGGTTATCTTTACAATCTAAATAGCCATCTACTTCTGTGTAGTAGAGACAGAGAGTAGTACACTCTGACCCTTTTAATTTGTGTCTGCTATGAAAGTTCTCTGAAGCATTAAATATAACAGCGTCTCCCCGTGAAGGAGTCAAAATCATACTTGAAGATTGCTGTCCTTCTATATAAGGAGATTCTTGTTGTCCTCCAGTAAAACCAATAGGCCAGTTGTTATCACTAATCTGTATTAGTACAGTCCATTCCGCTTCCCATCTATTTCTATGCCAAGGCATAGAGGCTCCTGCATTCCATCGTCTAAGCATACTGTAGCTTAGGTTTACTTTTTTCTTTATATGTGCTATAACTGTCTCTTGATACACAAGTCCTATTGAGTCGGTTAGTGGATCGCCATTAAGCTGCCAGAACTCTCCGTTCTCTTGACTAATCTTCTTAATCCGTTTATTTAGTACTAACAAGTTTACATACTGTTGTACTATTGAGCATTCTTGTATACTCATAAAGGATTTATGAAGAAATGGTCTCATTACATCATGTCCTTCCGAATACTACTAAGATATTTTATACCTTCTTGGTATCTGAATACTGCGTCAGCAGCAGTCTTTTTAGCTTGGTTTAGTTCTAAACATTTATAGCAGGTATTACAAGCCTCATATCCTACTATCTTTCCATTTTTTCTAATCTCGCCCTTAGGTACTATACAAGTCCACATCATTTCTGCAAGTTTCGGCTCTTCTCTAATTATTAAAGCGTACATTTCCGATTTTGTCAAGAAATCCAATGGATTCATAACTTGGGGCGTTTCTCTAGCTGCCCATAAGGCAACTCCTGATCCATCTAGGACATCACTAGCGAAGAGAGCCATAATCTTACGGTACTCCCTAAACTGTAAACGCATACGCATATCATCTTCTGCGTTAGCTCCCATCATAAACCATTTAAATTTAATTCCGTTGGGCTGCCCCAACACTACAGACATAAAAGAAGATAGTCCCGATACTATGATCGGGACTTCCCTCGTATGTTGCAAAAGTGATAGCATAGATTTATCATTACCATAAGGTAGATTAAAATACTCTGCTTGTTTCTGTGTATAAAACGCCATAGCGTCCGAAAACATACCATAGCGTTGTTCATACCAGTATACACAAAAGGGATGCAAATCTGGGTCACGTACTGCATAAAGTAAAGCCGCGGTGGACTCTACTCCTGCACTAAGTGGCATATAAGTATTAGTTCTAGGATCAGCCTGTTCTATAGCCTTTCTCATTTCAGCGGTGCTTTTTAAGGTACTGTTTTCTTTTGAACTAACTTCAATCGTTGGCACGCGGCTCTCCAAGTGACGTAATTACATTCTGCGATGCTTTATCTCGTAAGTACACCATTTCTGACATAGGCTTGAATTTAGAATTCACTACTACTTCAGACATGACATAATTCTGGGGCTGACATAAGTTAATTAAAACAAGTGCGGCTTCGTATGGGTCAATAAAATACTCCCCATCTTCTACCCCCGTTAAAATTGCAGAGTTAGTCCAACCCATACTAACATTGTGTACTCTACACTTGTTAGAATGAGGATAAAGCTGTGCGGATTGAATACAATAATCTCGAAGCTCTGACTTGTCCTTCTCATAGATGTCTGCACCTATAGAGTAATAACAGGTAGCCGAGCCTGTATTGATAATTACTTTGTTATTATACTTTTCCCATTGTGTGTGTAATATTTTAAGAATCTTGTTCTGTGTTCTCGGAGTCCACGCATGATTAAATACTATATCAGCATCCCATCTAAGAATTTCATTGATGATATCATCACCTCCATCTCTTAAATCGAAGCCACTAGTACGTGAGAAGCCCTTGACCTCTGCACCATGAAATTGACAGTACTCGTAAATTTCTTTACCAATTCCGCTTGTATGTCCTGTTATTGCTACACGTTTTCCTTTGAACATTTCCATTATCCTTATCTCCTACAGTTGTATTAAACTAATGTACATAGTACCAAATACGAAAATAGCTAGAACAAAGCCAGCGACATCATCGCTTCTTCCGTCAAATGCATGACGATTTATTCTAAACATTTTCTGGTACATACAATTAGTTGTCGCTTTTAAATATTTCATTATAAAATTTCCCCCATTTGCTGAAACTGTAGTCTTCACCTATTTCAAAGTCACATCCTACAGGGCAGTTGGGTATTGAAAAACCTCGGTCTTTTTGAACGAATGTTTTCAGGTTATCACAATAGATTTCCATTTCATCTTCTGGAACTTCTGCTAGAACTGAGTCATGCACAAGTGCGAAGATTTTGGATTTCATTCCTTTTCTATTGATGTAATGTTGCATATCTATCGCACCCAATAGGTTTATGTCCGATGCGACGGATTGCACTAGAAAGTTAATTCCACTTCGTACTTCATGAGAAGCGATACCTTTGTCCTTGCTCCTGGCATTGGGAAGACGACGCTTCCTGCCAAACTCGGAATAGATATACGCATTGGAACGAATGAACGAACCACAATCATCCAACCATTTTTTCAGGTTAGGGAATGACTGGAAGTAGTCTTTGATAACTGACTGTGCGTCATGCATTGAGAACTCTGTACCTGAGTCCTTCGATACCTGCCAAGATATCTTAGCTGGGCCAGCACCATACATAATGCCGAAAGAAACGGCTTTAGCTTGTTGCCTTTTGTCTTTGTAAAATTCATCGACTTGCTCAGCCTCACAGGGCAGATTAAAGACTTGCTTAGCGATATTAGAATGGAAGTTGCCTCCTTCTTTAAATACGTTCTGCAGTCCTACGTCTTTCGCCAAAACAGCGGCCACATACATTTCTGCCGTTGTTAAGTCCATAGAGACGATTTTGTGTCCTGGTCTTGCTTTGATACAACCTTTAACCGTAGGGTTATCCCTAGGAAGCTGTTGCATATTCAATTTACCACTAGAGGATAATCGACCAGAAGTAGTGCCGTGCAAGTTAAAACCTGTGCGGAGTCTACTATCCATGTCAAGATTAGGAATAATCTTATCAAGATAAGTAGTCTTTATCTTATTCTTCTGCCGTATCTCTAGGATATGCTTAGGTACTGCATGGTCTTCAGCGAGTTGTCCTAAGACTTCTGCATCTGTACTGTGCGCACCTGTGCCAGTCTTCTTACCTGTCGGATTTAGACCAATAAAGTCAAATAACAGGGATCGAAGTTGTACTGTGGAGTTTGGGTTAAAGTCTTTACCTTTTGCTACTTCAAATTGTCTAACTTCAGGAAATTCGTATAGTTCTGCAACTGCTTTTGCTATATCTTCCGTCATTATACCTTGGGCAAAGGTTAGTCTTTCTTTATCGAAAGGAACTCCATTACTTTCGACTTGTACTAAAAAGTTACAGCCTTCTAGTAGAATATTCTCGTAGACCCATAAGAGTCTCTTGTTCTTCAGGATTGCTGGCTTCATCTTTTGATATAAGGCAAAAGTTACAACTGCGTCCATAGCAGCGTAGTCTTTCATTATTTCAAAAGGAATCAGGTCATAACTAAACGCTTCTTTTAGTATGCCATGAGATCTCCTGTACTGGGCTATAAAATCTTCTAATGGTTTTTCATAGTCCCCGAAAGGAGTATGCTTCATCGCTAGCTGTTTAAGACCATGTGTGCCAGGGTTTTCATCGAACATATAATGCATAAGCATTGTATCCTCGAAGTTTGGAAACTCGAAGTTAAAATGGTAAATAAACCATTGTAAATCAAATTTCGCATTGTGAAATACTACAATTTTCTTGTTGAAGAGTTCCTGCATTTTTGCTTCTACTTCTTCATCAATTACATCACAGTCACAATATATGCCGTGATCGGCTTCATAAGACATAGAGAAACCAAGCATATATCCATCTCTACAATATAATGCAGAGGTCTCGGAATCAAGTGCTATGTACGGAAGTGGCGCATCTATTGCTGCCTGTACAAACTTGAGTGCTGTTTCTTTATCGTCTATGCCGTAACATTTATCTTCTGATAGTTTTTCAATCTTAAGTTCCCCACTAACATAGCCTGAGATACTTTGAATAGCATCCTCAAAGGCTTTCTTAGCTTCAGGTTTGAACTTAATAATCGCAGGATTCATGAGAGCTAAAAACTTCTCATCTATTATCTTGCCATTGTATTCGGTTACCGATGTCTTTCTAGTAAACTGTTTGAATGCTTCTGCACCCACTAAGATTAGCCAATCGTAATCATCTGGATTGAGTTCTAGGTCAACATCTTTCTTGAGAACTTTCGCTACTGAACTATCAGAACATAGGGCAAAGCGGTCAAATTCAAACTCGAAATATTTATCGAAGTTTGTACTTGTTGGCTTGGTTTCTATAAGTGCTATTTTAGCCATTCTAATAATTCTCCATAAGTTAATGTTTTAAATAAATGGTAATCTAGGTGGTATTTGAAAGTAGCTCGGTTTAAATGGAACTGTCCTTCTCCTGTATTACCTCTGTGTTGTTTGTTTGAATACTTCATATCTTTGCCGATATTACGACTATCCACCTTAAAGATCAACACCATATCTTTAAAGAATACTCCGTAAAAGAGTATATCAAATTCTTCTTTCTTGACTTGCTGGATATTACAATCCCAGTCGTAGTCTTGCCATTGGTGATACTGAATATCGCGATTGGCTTCGCATTGTATGGCTTGGAAAATATTATTCTCGGTTATCTTCAGCTCTGCTTTCTTTTGAACTCGTGAAAATTTACACTCTATCCTAGAAGAAGAAGAAGTTTCAAATAGATCGTAATTCAACTTTGTACTTGTATCTGATTTTATAATCTTTTTAATCATAATCTCGGCGACTGTGCCGAATCTACGAGTATGTAATCCAAAGACTGCTTTCTGAAGTTCTAAACTATCCATATAATTTTGCTTTCAACTTTCTAACTTGATCTGGACTGAACCCGCCAGGGTCTTGTCCATCTCTTAGTTTAATGATTTGTACTGACAATTCCATCTCTAGTGCCAGCGTTTTTATTTGTTCCGAAGCCTTTACTCCAGCTTCGTCTCCGTCAAATATAATATCTATTCCCTGCACTCCTTGTAGTTTGAGCAGAGATAACTTGTACCAATCCATTTGCTGTGTTCCGAAACAGCAAACTGTATTCTTCAAGCCATTGTCCCATAGATTGAGACAATCAAAAATTCCTTCTACCAGAATCACTCTGTTCTGGATTGTTTTTACCTTGGCTGGTGTAAACGGCATCTTTACCCCATGTGGGTAAATATAGTACTTCTCATTCCCAACACCGCCAGCAATGGTTCTCCCTAAGAGTGCAATGGTTTTACCTGTTAAGTCTCGAATGGGAAAGATGATCCTGCCTTCAAACTTTGGAACATTCCAAGTGAAAGCCTGCCATATCTTAAGAGTTTCCTCACTGATGTTCCTGTACGGACCACCTTTCCAATCGATTCGGTCTTCTGGGAGTTGAATACCTACAGTTTCAGAACGGGTTTTTGCAATCTTTTCTTTAATTCTATGTAATTTTACTTCTAGTGGACTCTCAGGTGCACCGAAGTATGTAAATAAGTTACCTTTATAACCACAAGCGAAACAGTGCATTACGCCTGTTACTCTATCTACTCGAAGGCTTGGGTTACTATCATCATGCTCAGGATTTAGGCATGCTATTAGTGCGTCCTGTCCTTTGACAGTAAACGGCATTTGTTTTTCTTGTAATAAGTCTATTGCTATCATTTATAAGTATATTATACAGGAATTTTCACTTGGTGTCAAGTTTTATTTTTCTTTTGCATGGATTTAATTCTCTCACTTCCAAGGACACTTTTATGTTTCCAGTCTAATTGATCCCCCAATTTCTCAAAATCTGTCATTTTCACACCACTTGGATCTTCAACATCTTCGTAGTACCTCGACTTCCATACTAATTCTACCATCTGGAAATAAACTGCAACTGCTTTATCCCTAAAGTCCTTGTCTCCCCATAGATACCATACTAACCAATATTCTTTATCTATACGACATACCCTTATTTCTTGTTCTCCTAGCTCGGGAAAATCTTTAACTATCTCAGCGTACGCTCTTAATCGCTGACTACCCGCTATAGGATACCAGTTTGGCATAGTTAGGATAGGAGCTTTCATTCCGTGACTCATCAGGGAGTCCATAAGGGGCTGGTTCAGGGGTACCGCTTCTATATTTTCTTTTACTTTGGGTTGCTCTAGTAACCAATTTATTGACCGCATATACCAAGTGTGTGGGGGCATTGGGACTAACTCGGCAGTTTCCCTACTTACTCTGTCGTTAGCCATTAGCGGTTAAGCCAATCGTCGAATGTCAGTGGATGTTCATCCTCTGTGCATGCTAGGTAGATTGCGTAACGATCTTCTAATGCTTCATATGTCATATAATCCTCTTTGTACTCTTTATTCTTTTTATCGTATGCTTTTTTCAGCGCATGTGCACCTGCCCCAGACTTATTTCTGCTAAATTTCGCTACTGGGTTTGTAATTACGTGCTTTTTCTTCATCTTCTATTACTCTTGTAAGGTTCTTCCAATCTATTCGATCAGATCTGGCTCCTGAAACATTTTGGACTTTAAGCCAGATTTGTCCCTCCCTGATGTGGACTTTAAGTGTTGTTCCGTCTTTCCATCCTAATAACTCTGGGTCTAACCCTTCATCGAAACGAATGTCACTACCAATTCTAGTAAATTGGTAGTCTATAAACTGCATATTGGAGTTACTTTTTTCCACCTACTGTTCTCCTTCTAATATCATTATGGTTAAATTCTGCCCAGTAGAGCTCAAAGGCAACTCCACCCTCTAGTCCTTCAAACTGGTGGACTACGCCTGGCTTAACTTGTGTAAAGTCGCCGGGGCCTAAGATAGTCTCATCTACTAACTCGTAATCATTCTGCCAGCATCTTACAATCATCTTTCCTGACTCCACAAAGAAGCCGTTCCACTTAAACTGATGTTCGTGTTCTGAACACTTAAAACCAGCTTTAAACTCTACTCTATGGAACTCTAGCACACCATTGGCATGTATTAGTTCCGTTTGTCCCCATACTTTCCCTGATTTCATAATTTTCTCCTGAAATACTTAGTTTTCCACCTATCTAAAGAGTACCCGAAAAAGTAGTGTAAAAACAACTGATAGATACCCATAGGGGTAGTTATATTATACTTATCATCAAACTTGGGTTCGCCTATATTATATATAAATTTATCGTTTACATAACAAGCAAATCCCTTTCTGCGTCTTATTTTTAGCCATCTATCTCTGCGTTCGTGGGTATCGTAGGTAGAGTTACCTAAATACTTATCTGAGACTAGGGAGAAATCATACTGATCTGTACCTCCCCTGCCTGTTCTATGATGAGCATTCCAGAGAATTAAGTTATTGCCTTGATTATCTCTCTGAATTTCTTTAATGTTATTAAAAATACCTTTGTACTGGTCTCTACTAGCGCACGTTGAGTCTATTACCCAACCTACTTGCCTAACCTCTGGTAAAAGCATTTTTAATAATATTCTATTTGCTCCTGGGTGAATGTTAAATTCTTTAGTTTCTATATTGCTCCATACAATTATGGGGTCACGGAAGCCCATTTTCCCATTATTATGTCGTTCTAGAACTGAATCTATGAACGTCCATAGTCGTAAGTAAATTCTGTGTTCATTGTGCCTAAGCCAACTTTCAGCGGCTTTAGCATGTTGCCACTTCTTAGGGAAGTAACTAAAGAACTTTTCATCTATGTCTATGGCAAATATGCCTACTTGGAAATCACGGTAATTATTATTATAGATCACTATAATCTTCCCCCGTATTCATGGACTCTTTCATTGCAGCTCTTTCATCGGGGTCTAATGCAGAGTGTGGTCCGATCTTGAGGGTTTCCCAATCAATCTCAGAGACGAACGATTGCATCTCTCCACTACGCATTTTATTACATTTGAATTTGATAGCGTTCTCCTCTTTGCCCCAATGTTCAAGTAAAAACGATGCATCTACGGCATCTTCGATACCTTTCGAGAATCTTACTTGACCTTTAGGGTCAGTTTGGAACGCTGATATGACTAGTACTTCTTGGTCCTGGGCGAGTGACTTCAATCCCTTAGAAATCTCTATTTGTTCAGTCCACTCGTACTGACCAGAGCGACTAGGAGCATTGTGGCGACGCACTTGGTTTAGATAATCTACAATTACCATACCCAGATCGGGGTATTCTATCTTCTTCTGTCTAACTGTACTAATAATCTTAGCAAGTGTAAGAGAAGGATCATAGAATACATCTAACTGAGCCGTTTTCTTTAGTTTACATTTTCGAGTTAGTGCATAATGGAACTTATCAAAGTCTTCAGCGACATTCCAGTCCGCTAGGACTTCTGTGCCTCCGTCAAACCTATCCGCCCACCAATTACCAATTTTCTTCCACTCTTTCTCATATAGATTTCTCTTTATAAGTCTGCCTAGTGGAACACCTGTGGACATACTACACATTCTTTGCAGAATAGGTCGTTGATCCATCTCGATTGTAAAGTAAAGCACGGAACGTCCTGATTGCTGGGCATTGACAGCCATATTACAGCAAGCAAAAGATTTTCCGTGACCTCGTTGCGCCCCCACAATGACCAGGTCTTTGGGAGAGAATTGATAGCTTATATCGTAGTCTTGGTTTAAGCCTAGACCTAGATACTTTGCTAAATCTTCTTCAGAATCGAATAATTCTACCTGATCCATTGTGTCGGAATCATCGGCAGTATTAACTCGATCTTGAACTTGTACGACCATCTCTTGAAGATAGTCTATGTTCTCCTTAGCATCTGCTACGGAGATTGTTTCGTCTAAATAATGTTCTATCTTGGCTAGGATTTCATTCTGTGTGAATGAATCCTTAAGATATTCTAATAGTTCGTGCGCTGGAGTATCTGTCTCCACAGCTTCTATCGCAAAGATTTTCTCTTGAAGTTCTCTTGAACGAATCTCATACTTTAAATCCTCAAAGGTAGGTAAAGCATGAAATTTATGGACGTGCTTGTCCACGACCTTCCAAATCTTTTGGTATTCGCCTTCAGGGAAATAATGGACTTGTAATTTGTTCCAAGTCTCGAAATCTCCTTGCGATAAAAGTTGTTTTATAAGTGCACTTTCTACTGTCATAATCTCTCCCAAGAAAAAGCAAGAGGAGCGAACCCCCCTTGCGATCTTGACAATTAAAAGTTAGTTAAGATGTAACTCTTTCTTTTCTAGCTGATCCGTCATAGTCTGCGCATACTAAGCCACGTCTCGTAAGCATGGTTTTAACACCCCTTACAGTTTTGCCAATCGAGTCAGCAATAGCGTCTACAGTCATGCCGTCAATTTGGATGTCAGCTAAAGGGTCTGCTTTGCCTGAACCTTTAGTTTCTTTCTGCTTAGGGATAGCGTTAATTTCGCCAGCTCTTAACAATGAAAGTGCTTTTCCTCGGATAGAGTTTACACTCTTACCTAGGCTTTCAGCAATCTCTTCAATGAATGCACCATCGTTAACCATAGTTACGAAAGTACCTTCTTCAGACTCGTTATAAGTCTTTACAGATTCAACTTTAGGGGCAGGTTTAACGTGCTCGGTAAGTTGCATTGAAAGGATTTTTCCTTGAATTGACTTAGCTGAAAAAGCTGCGCCTTCAAAGTTTGCTGCGATTTCTGCATATGTGTACGATCCTGAGTTATCAGTAACGAATGCAGATAGGGTAGCTTCTTGTGCGTCACTAAAAGATTTAGTGTTGCTAGATGAAGCAAGTTCTACGTCGTAGCCCATTTTTCTAAGTTTAGAACTGATGCTTCTTACAGAAGTTTCTAGTTCAGTTGCAGCGCTAGCTACAGTAACTTGTGATACGGGGCTTTCAGAGCCGACGAAGCTCTCTAGAGATGAAGTTCGTTCATCTGTCCATTTTGGTAATGCCATTTTTATTCTCCAATTAAGTTTAAAATGTTTGTTATGATTATGACACCGCGATCTTGCGCTGCCTTAGTTTTGGCTGATTCAATTCCTGACTCATTTATAAGGTGAGTGCAGTCCTTTGTCAGACTGTTTTTTACGGCAAAGCCGTATTTTTCCAGAGCCTCTGCGGCACGAGCTTTGCTGGGATATGAATTGAGTCTACCACTAATACAAACTGTCCCTATAATCTCTCTTTTAACGAATCTCGTTGCCGAGAAAGTAAAGGGAAGGGTCGTTTTATAACTATTAGGTTTAAATTCGTCTTCTAACCATTGCAGAAGGTTTGCTGTCGCTTTCGGACCGATACCGGCTTCGGCACAACTTTTCTCAGAGACATCATCTAGTGAAGATATTGTCTCGCATAACTTTTGAGAGGCTGACCGACCGAAAAGTGGTATAGAAAAAGCTGGCAGTAAGGTCTGTAAGTCAACTGATTTTGATTTCTCAATCTCAGCGATTAGATTACTAGCCAACTTCTCTGAACCTAGTCTTGAGGAAATATCCTCAACTGTAAGCTTGTACAGCTCTGGGTAGTCTTCGATTCCTAACTTACTAATGCAAGCAGGACCGAATCCTTTGATTTTAAGATTTTTTCCGAAATGTTCGAGTTTTTTACTCCATTGTGCTGGACATATCTTGTTAAGACAGTAAATTAGGTCTCCGACCCAAGATACTTCTTCTTCACAGGAAGGACAGGTAGTTGGTGGTAAAATTTGACTCATTTAGATTTCTTTTCTCTTTTCTTATTTATATTGTATATTATAGAGGAAATTTAACCTCTTGTCAAGAACTATATTTTTATTCCTGACTTTCTTCTTCGGGTTCGAAAATTTCGTCATCTTCATAGACATAGGTGTCTGGTGTGTAGTTTCTACGCAACTGCCACTCGAAGTATAGTATTTTGATTTTCTTAATCAAACGCTGTATTAAATTCATTATTTTTTATATCCGTTATGATGCGCCTCGCCATATGCGCGTGGGCTTGTTCTAGGGGGTGATCCTTTGGACCTATAGGTAATTTTAGTCTTTTAGTCAGATCATAAAAACCTTCTGATTTTAAAACAGGCAATTCTGCAACTAACTGATCCTTGCTTAAGTCTAGTGAATCCCACCATACATTAGTATTCTCGAAAGTGTCCCAGTCAAGTACTGGAAGAAGGGGTCTGTACTGCCCTTGCGAGAATAAATAGTGAAGCTGAGGAATTCCTTTAGCTTCTAAAAGGTACTTTACTGAGAGCATATGTCCAATAGTTAGTCTAAGATTCATGTGTGCATTTCTAATACGCTTTAGATATCCTGCTACGATTAGACCATCACCACTCTCTGCGAATTGTTTGTCTATATAGGGTAGACTATCTGGTGTAGCCCTCAGAGTCTTTAGATCTAAGCCGAAGGATGCCCAAGTATTAACAACCCAACTCCAATTATTAGTAATACTAGAAAGTCTAAGTAGTTCGTGTCTGTTTATGCCAGACCACATACATACTACAAGATCAGGGGTACCTGCCCCATTAGAATCCCTACTAGACTGGATTACTTGTTCATAGTATCCGTCTTTCATTGCACCCTCTACCAGAGGATAGGTGGGTCTAGTATCTGTAGGACTTGAGTCATAAGTATGTTTTATTACTTTTATATTCTTAATTGCGGTACTATAATGTTTCTTATTTCCTAGGACTGCATTGAATACACTTCGCTGTATGTAGTCGTTACCTGCCCCAATCTTTCCTTCGTTCCACTCAAGCATTCCAAACTCTCTAGCAACTATCTGACTGAACCTGTCTACTTTCTTGTCCTTTAGCTCCATGCCATTTGTGAAGCTACAACCTGCGAATAAGATACTCAAAATACTTTAACTCCGTACATCTTCTGGAAGTCTAAAGCATCCTGCCAAGTGTCTACCATTGGTTGCCCTTTGATATTTAAACTTGTATTTAGTAACATAGGTACTTTAGTCTTTTCATAATATTCTTCTAATATAGGTCTGAGTATGCTTGTGCACTCTGGGGTTACAATCTGCACTCTGGCACTGCCATCTACATGAGTTACGCTAGAGTAATCGTGCTTTGCTTGAGCAGTATACTGCATGTACTCGTTCATTTGTCCTTCAAAGTATTCGTCTGCGAACTCTGACAGGATTGCTGGGGCAAAGGGTCTGAAGTTCTGGCGTCTTTTAATTCTATTAACAGTACGCTTAATATCAAAGCGTACATCACCAAGTAGAGATCGATTCCCCAAGGCTCTTGGTCCGAATTCCGCTTTCCCATTTGCTACTCCAACTACTTTCTTTTTTAATATATAGTCAACCACTTCTCGGGGGTTAACCTCGTTATCAATGTTAGTTCCTAAGTACGGACTATATTCTACTTTCTTATTGTTATAGCCTAACGCCGCACCTAAACTACTACCAGCATCGCCAGGGTTAGGATAAATCCAAACATTGTCAAAGTACTGGTGTAATAATTTGCTGTTCGCTACACAGTTGAGGGCAACCCCACCTGCATAACATAAATTCTTTCCCCAATGGGAGGCTGCACTTACTAACTTGTGTATTGCATCCTCGACGTGTAACTGGGCACTTGCGGCTATATCTTCAGGTCTGTGTCCTTTGAAGTCATCTAGGGAAAATCCTTTATGCCAATTTGCCCACTTATTGAAACAATATCTCATATCAATACAAGGCTCTCCGTATGCCGCCATTCCCATAGTTATATATTCATCTTCGTTTGGTTTCAAACCAATACGCTTCGTTATAGCACTATAGAACAGGCCAATACTATGTGGATATGAATCTTCATATACTTTCTTCAATTTTTTATTCTGATATATCCAAATACTGCTGGTTGTCCACTCTCCAATCGCATCGATCACGAGACATACAACATCCTTATCAAAAGGTGAGGTATAGAACGCTCCTGCTGCGTGGCTTTCGTGATGAAATAAGCTATAATCACATTCATCAAATATTTTTGTCGAAAGAAGAGATTGACCAAACTTGGCACGTCTTAAGTTTTTCATCGGTACGTTTTCATAGAAAACTGATGCATCTGCGTCTACATTTCGTAAAGACGCTGGGTTGGTTCTGTCGTTCTTCTTCCTTGTAGTCCTCTCGGCATGTTTAGCCCATAGAATCTGGTTATCTTGAACTAATGCTACTGAGGCATCATGAAACCCCTCAGATATCCCTTTAATAAGCACCTCTTACCCCTTTCTTCCAAACTGTATAATTAAACTTAGTGCCACTACGAACATAATTACTTCTGTGGCTCTGTGCACTTGGGAATATAATTGCTGTTCCTATCTGCGGCTTCCACTTATCTATACCTTCAAGTTCAAACTCTCCACCCTCAAAATTATCATTCAAGTAGATACAGCAGCTAAGTCTATTAGCGGGAGTTCCCTTGAATAAGTCTTCGACAGTTTCGTGCTCATCCGTGTGGTATTCAAGAATATCTCCTTTGTGATACTGATTCACCATATGTGAATGCTTATCAATTAGGTTAAATTTGTACGAATTGTGGTTAAATTTGCCAAAAATCCAGTCAAATTTGTCCTTGTATAGTAATTTTGGGGGTACTCCGAGCTTTCTTCTTACATCTCCGAAGTCCCTACCCGAGTATTTACCCGCTGGGATTTGAGTCAACTGCCATTCTTTAATTGAGTCAATTATACACTTACACTCTTCAGCGGTCAAGAAGTTCTCAACTACTGAAAAGTATGTCCATCCAACTTTATTTATGTGCATATTTTGGCAAGTCGTCCCATCTATAAAATTTTTTAAGCTCACTATGCCAGTACCAGCCCTCGAATTTGTGTTTGTATGATTCTTTTTGAGACTCTACATACCTTTCCTTGTCTATCACTACTGTTTCCATTTTTTTGGGAAATCCTCCAATATTTTGCTCGTGATCTGGAAACATTCTGTATGTCCTCCAAACTTGTGAGCAGGCTCTAATTTATCACTTATGTACTTAGCGTGAAGCATTTGTTCCATACAAAATACTTCGTATAGAGTACTACTCCAGGTTCGCTGAATTCTTAAGTCATAACCTTTGAACCCTCGGCTACGCTTTAAAACGTGTCGCCAGTCCTTCCCACTAGCGATTCCAACTTTAATCACTTCCCTTTCGTATGTCTCCTTATTTACTAAGACGACACCATACAGAACACCTTCGCGCTCTGCTACTTCGGGATGATTTTTAAAGAAGGTTTCGTTATATTTTCCTACAGAGGGCAATGGGTTAGCCTCCCGCAAGGGTTTTGGTAAACCCAGTTGTTAGGTTTAGTGGGTTTCTCGTTGAGATCTAAGGGTTTCCCACTCATACAATAACTCCTCAAAAAAATCTGCGTTATCCTCCTCCTCAATCATCTTCCTAAAGAATTCGATATCTGGTATGGTGGATCCTAGCGGAATGTGTGTGACATACGCTCGGTATGCCTTAATCAATTGTTCTTCTAAGTATAAAATCATACTCTCCTCACTATTTTGGGGATAATTTCCCCACTTCTAATAACTTCTACATCACATCCAATCTCTAGCATCATCTCATCAATAAATGCGAGATTATGTAATGTAGCCCTGGATACTGTAGCTCCTCCAATGTTTATAGGTTCTAGGTGAGCAATAGGAGCAATAACTCCACTCTTACCTGTATTCCATTCCACACCTAGCAATTTAGTTACTACTCCTGCAGCCCTGGTCTTGTAAGCGTATGCTCCGCGAGGGTGGTGTGCAGTGTAACCTAGCTTCTCAAAACTAGCGTATCTATCTACGCGAAATACAATTCCATCGTTTGGGAACTGCGACCAATCAGATTCAGATATAACATTGAACCAATTGCTCAATAAGTTCATATCTTCTAGCCAACGTCTGCCCACAGGATTCTGTAATCCGTATGCAATAAAGGTTAAGTCTCTTTTTTTAAATTCGTTAACATCTTTCAAATTAAGTGCACCTGCCGCATAGTTCCTAGAGTTAGGAATCTCTTTGGGGGCTACTACTTCTCCTGTGATTTGTCTCACACCTGAGAATAGCTCTTTAATTGATGTTTCTAGCGTAGGAGGAATAATGTGCATCATTTTATCACTAATGTCTAGTCCCGCTTTGCCATCTCCTCTAGTCAGTGCTTGGTGAAAGATACCATTTATATATGTCAAGGACACGGCTGCGCCGTCAAGCTTTGTAGTAGTTACTATAGCTTCACCAGCGTAATCAGGAGGGGTATCTTCATTAGCGAAGACTTTTTGGAGGGAATACATAGGAAAGGGGTGCTTATAACGACTGTTAATAGCTGAACCCACTTCATCCGTATTTATATTATCTACAAGGCGGTCATACACATCATCGGGCACCAAAGGGCGTCCATTGAAGTAAGCATCGCGGCACTTGCCTAAAAATGTTCTTATATCTTTATTCATGAGTATATTATACTTCGTTTTTAGGTTTTTGTCAAGAACTATTTTTCTGGTGTCCCACGCAAGACTTGAACTTGCAACCTACGGCTTAGAAGGCCGTTGCTCTATCCATTTAAGCTAGCAGGACATTTTAGAAAAAACTTTCTATATAAATGTATTTACAAGACACTATTATACTAAGATTTTAAGGAAATGTCAAGGATTCTTTAAGGTGAGTTACAAAAGTCTTATTGGTAAAGTTCATCAAGAGTTTCTTTAAAGTGAGTCTCTAGTATTCCTTTTACTTCTGATAGAGATAATATTTCGACTAGTCCTTCAAACAGGGCTTTACTATTAGTGAAGTCCAGGGGCATACTGATCCCTTCCCTAGTAGGTTTCCATGTCTCGTCAAAGTCAAGATAGTATTTTCTGAGTGATAAGTATTCCACGTCTCTAAATGTATTTATAGAGAGGTATACTTTGTCTTCTTTCGCCTCGTTGTAGTGTATCAGCTTCTCATAGAGAGCAGGTGCTTCATGTAGTTCTATCATTTTTTAGTATCGCTGATAAAGGCACAATGGAAGTTACATTGTCGGGGGAGAGTAATCTATAAGAGTCTGTGTCCCAGCAAAAGAGTAATACTTGGTTACCCGTGGGTTTTGCTCGGTTTCTTTTAGATTGTATATATTTGTTATCGAAGTCAAGCGTACAGACATTATATTTTAATCTATGACTGTTTTGGCTTCGGTAAGTGATTATCGCATCGCCGCATCTGTCGACTTGCTGGATAAATTCATCTTTCTTCATGAGTTCCTTTGAGGTTAAAATTGCATTCTACCAAGAACCCAATGGTTAAATCTGTGAGGTGGTTTCTATGGGTACAAAAATACGCTAGATAACTTAAGCTACCTAGCGGTATTTGAACTACCTATTTGTTTACTTTACCTATAATCTCTGCAAAGTAGTTAGCAGCCTTACCTGTTAACTTACTTATGATAGCGTCGTCTGCTTCCAAGCCTGCGTCAGAGATTGCATCTTTGACTGCTTGTTGAGCATCAGCAACAGAAACTCTGCCGCCTCCGCCGCCACCAGTTCCACCAGTAGTGGACTTAGTTGCAGGAGTTTTCTTAACGTAAACACCAGCTCTGGTCAAAATCATTCTGACACCATTTGGGCTCTCGCCTAATTCGGCAGCAATTTCTTTGACAATCTCCATAGAATTTTCTGGGGTTGCATTTTCTGCAGTATACATTTCAACTGCTTTTTCTTTAGCTTCGTCTGTCCAAGCCATTTTCTTTCTCCGTTTATGTTTTAAATATTCTGGCATTCCTGGGCACCATCCAGTTGAATCTCTCATCTGCTGATAGTATCTATCGCCCATATGCCCCTCTTTTTGTTCCAATTTCTAAGTATATTATATAAGAAATTGAGAGCGACGTCAAGAACTATTTTTTAAAACCTATACCCGTAGGTGTCTAGGTCTGTCTGTGCTATGGGGGTTATCATATCTTTCAATGAAGTGTCATACCACCTTCTATAATCGCTAGAATACTTTTTGTAGAGCAATTCCATACTCTTTTTGTCAGGGGTTATACCTAACGCTTTAAAGTCTGATTCCCACGACTCTAAAGTCACTACAAAGATACAATCTCTGTATACTTCGGTCTGAGATAGTATTTCAGCTTTTGCTAACCACTTCTCAAAACCACACCAATTCCAACTTTCGCGGTACAGATTTACAACCCTTTCATAAGGGTTACGAACTACGCCAATCTTCTTATCGCCAAGTTCTATGTAAATACTTTGTCTCATGACTAAGCTCCCGAGCCAAAGCTTTTGCATCATCTATCTGGTTATTAACCTGATGAGGCGTTGCTCTTGTATCTATTTTATTTAGCTTGTCTAGTAGGGCTACTAGCTTTTTATTACATTCTAGGAGGGAATGTTGAGCATTGTCTATCATATCCCTAATAACCCCCACCCATGGTTAGCTACGGCATTTAGTATAATGCACCACATAGCTACCGCTTGAGTAGCTTTCCATAGTATCTCATTAGTTGCTGTTTTAGTAACAGTCTTTCTGAATTTCATTACTACTCCGTATATTCTCATTCGATAATTCATTAGTCTCTCTCCGTTAACAGACTTCGTACATAATTCTCTACGAAGGCATCCCTGTACTTGTCAATAATTACAGGAAAAAGTAAAACAGGTACAAAAATAAAGCTACCTATTCCAAATATGATCCATGCAGCCGGCCACCATCTTATCGTAATATTGGTGGGCTCCATCTCATGAAGAATCATTAAACTAGGGTAAAAGATCCTCCATTGCGCAAGTAACCATGTGGTTGCCCACAATGCTGCGACTATACTATATGTTGACTCCATACTGCTCCAAATGCTTTAAGCTCCCAAGATCGTAGGCAATAGAAAAGGAGTTGTGCCCCATATTCTTACCCTCTAGCCAAGGAAATAAAGTCTTTGAAGTATCGCAGGGAGTGTGGACATATATTGCGTATCCTTTTGCTCCGTACTTTGCTTCGTAATCCATGTGTGTTAGTCCAGGTCTGCTTGCTTGGTACTCTAGGCTATGCTCTTTCTTAATAGTAGCAATCCCATTGTCCCTAGCGCTCCATACCTTTTCGCCTTCCTCAAAGGATTCGGCAACACATGGTTCGGGCAACATAATATCTGTAGTTCTACTAAAGCCTGCGGGTAACTTTTCAGGAATACCGACGCGCTCTATAATAGCTTTTACAAATGCGTTAGAACGATACAGTCCAGTAGATATTTCGGAGACATTATCGCCTTCCAAATACATCTTAATTACTGACTTAATCTCTTCTCTCGTTGCGCCCTTTCCTCTATTTTGGCTTTTACGCTTCTCTCTAAATTCCCAAACTTCGTTGTGCTCATCAATGATTTTCTGAAGTCTGGTCGTGTTATACCTTATATTCAGAAAGTCGCAAGCTTCTTTCTTTGTTATTGGGGAATCGCTAGCAAGTTGTGCAATTACTTCGTTAATACTTTCTGTAGTTAAATTTTCGTGTGCTTTTTTCTTAACTGTTGCCATAATCCTCTCCGTCTAATACTAATGTGTGTTTCTTGCCATAAAGCATTATAGCATAATGAATAACTTTAAGTAAGTCAGCAGGGTTATGCCCTTCTTTCTTACCATACCGCTGGGCATACTTCATAATATTACCCATACAAAAACCTTCACCATGCTCACTATCGAATATGAACTCAGTAGCCTGAATCTTTCCACTAGCGTAGTGTTGGTTGTAAGTTGTATCAATGTAGCTTTTTAGTGTATTTAGCACTACATCTTCATTAAATTTGTATTCTATTTTATCGTTGTTCGCCATGCCAAAATCCTATTTGTGTTAATCGAGCAGTTTGCTTTGTTTCGCCAAAGCCTGCGTCCTCAGGAGCGTGAAGCATATCAGCTTCGTACATTATACAACGATTATATCTATTTGCTACACTCATATGAACTGTCCAGTCTCTATCAACGCTGACTGGATTATCGAGATAACTTCCTCTAATGGGTGGGTAGAACTTTGACTTCTGTCCTCCTTTCATCTGTACATCTCTAATGTTGCCTTTACTAGCAAACATTAGAGTACCTGTGTTCGGAGGTGGATTTGGTGTTAAGTATACAACACAAGCATACATTCTATAGTGAGTAGGATCTTCTAATGGGTCATCAGAATGAATCCAACTAAATCTGTTTACTTTATCAATATACCCCAGGTTGAACGCACAATTACTGTTAATAGAAGTCCATTTAAGAACTTTAGCTTGCGCTATTTGTGACCATCTATTTCTAAGGTAAATGTTATTCTTTATCCAAAAAGGGTCTGGTGAGTTTGATGTCAGCTTCCGATGGCCTGGGTGAAATACTCTACCCAGTTGCTTCTTATCTTTACTTATACCACTTGTGTACTCTAGCTGTAGAGCTTTTTCCCGCACTTCGTCAGGATTTGGATAAAAATCGTCAATAACCCAAATCACTAGCTTTTAGCTAATTCATCAAGTACATCCAATCCGCCCTCTATTTTGGCAAGATACTCTTTCTGTTTCTGAAGTTGACCTTCTAGCACAGATATCTGTTTTTCAATTTCTATCTGCTGCTGTTGTAGGTTATTCCTCAAAACTGCAGAATGTTCCATAGTCTTCATATTATCTCCTAGTACTCCAATCATTCTCCGTGCCTCGATCCATTCTGTCTAAAGGCTCGTAGTAAAGCAGCACTACCATTTTTCTTAATCATTTTTAAATTTCTGCGTAAATGCATATCGTTTCGGGACTTCTCCACCCATGCTTGTATTCTATCGTCATCCCAATCTACTGGTAATGTGACTCTATGTCCATCAATTTCGTATGTCCGTACACCTTCTGCTTCTACTATATTTTCTTTTATGACCTCTTTCCTTGCCATAATCTTTCTCCTAAAAAGAAAGAGACACCCTCTCAATCCCATTGGGCAGGTACATAATACTGAGTCGTTAACCTTTGTTTATATTTGTTGTGTTATTTACTTCTATAGCGTTCACACTATCTTTAATATATAAGGTTTCGTATTCTCTAGTCCTCTGTTCACTTTTCCTGAGAGGGGCTCTAATCTGCTTAACCGCCGATTCGTAAATCTTTGGTTTTATATTTTAATATGAGTATATTATACTAGAAATTTAAGGTTCTGTCAAGAACTGTTTTTCCATTCGTATAGGTATTACTTGCCGTTTATCTTATCTTTAGCTGTGCCAGCGTAAAGACCGAACCAAGCTGCTCCTGCACCTACAACAATAGAGATTAGTCCCGATTGTTCCATAGTAGGATCTTCTAGCTCCATAAACCACATTACACAGTAATATAGTAAAAAGATATATACACTAAGGAAGGCTCTGGGGAATATTCTCCATGAGTCTACCATGTTTGATAACCATATCCATCTCTGCCATGGGTTATCTGGCTCTTTGTCATTCTCTAGCGTTCTGATCTGATCTTTTAAATCGCCAATCTCAGCTACCATTGCCATGAACTTATTAAGGTCAATCTCGACTTCGTTCCTAGA